GTCTTTGTATATCATGTCCATGTCTGTTACTCCTTTGTTGGGGGGGGGGAGCCTCGCGCCGCAAGGCGCGAGGCAGGATGTTAGGAGCGAATAAGCTTCGCGAGGGCGCGGATGGTCTCGATCACGCGCGGCACGTCGAACGAGGGGCCATCAAGTTTCTGCACTCGTTCTTCCCACGTCGCGAGGGTCTTGAGGGTCTTGGCCTCCCATGTCGAGCCGTTCTTGGGCTCGCCATCCTTGGGCTCGTTTGCGGCCTCGCGCGCCGCAAGATCACGCGCCACACCAGAGATCCAAGACGTTGCGTTGCCATACCATGTCGTGATGCCGCTAAGAGAGCCGCAGGGAGTGCCGCGAATGATCTTGCGTGGCGCGCGAGCATCGCCCGCGATCTCGGCAGCCTCTGCCGCGTTTAGTCGCTTGTCGTTGATGCTAATCGCTTGCAGCGCGAGGAACATCATCTCGCCGCGACGCGACTGGATGTTAGACCCGTTCTTGCCCGCCTTGGGGCTGATGTTCGCGGCGGTAAAGCCTGCAGCCTGCATCGCGTCTAGCATCGCGACACGCGCCTTCCCCGCGCGGTTGCCAAGGTTCACCGCGTTAATCGCGAGGGCGACGAGCGAGGTATCGGTTTTCGTTGTCATGGCAGGTTCTCCTTTGTTGCCATATCGGGGCAGGACCATTCCGTTCCCGATGACCCTTTATGGCATGGTCCGAGGCGCAATAGTTACGTTTTTGCGTTAGGGCGCGCCCTAACGTGTCGTTTTGTGACATCCGGTGACCCCACCGGGGGGCGACCCCCCTAACCCAGCACGGCGGGCTCGCAACCCTAACATACTATTCCCCACAAATCCCCCACGTTTGGAACTTTTCCGGAACATTTAGAACAGTGTATGCGGTGGAGCACGCGGGAGAGTAGAACTTAGGGGGGTGGGGGGGTCTTTTTTCCATCTACCCACCGGTTTCGGCGCGCTTTGTATAGGAAAAGGGGGTGCAGGAGTCCCACGTTGCAAAACCCCCACTATACTATATAGTCACGAAATGCGTCTAAACGGGGGAAACCATGACCCTGCACCTCATGCCGGAAGAAAACGTGCCTTTGGACAAGAAAAACGCAGCGCTTAGCTTCGAAGAGAGCATCACCGCCGCCGCAAATACCGCTAATCTGCTGGCTGCAGCCGGGCTGGAGGTGCTTCCAGACTCGGAAGATGAAGAGACCGCTGCCCAGTTGGCGCTGGCGTATGCCGCAGACCCCTCTGAAACCGAGAAAACAGGCACTACTAGGCGGATTGCGACCCTGACACCGGCTGCTCTGCTGCTTACACAGCAGATTTTGAAGGATTTTGGCCACAAAGTGGTCGAAGATGTGGTGCAGATACGCCATCTGGTGACCAACAAGCTGGTGCAGGAGACCGAAAACCCCGATCCGAGGGTGCGGTTGAAGGCTTTGGAGCTTCTGGGCAAGTTTTCCGACGTCGGGTTGTTCGTGGAGCGCAGCGAAGTGACCGTAACGCACCAGACGACCGATGACATCCGTGCCCGGCTGCGGGAGAAGCTGCAGAGAATGGTGGACGTGACGCCCGCAGAAGATGCGGAGCTTATAGATGACGTGGAGTGAGCGCAGTGAACGATATTGCGTTCACGGAGAAGGAACTGCGGACACTTCTCGCCAACGTCGATGCGTTGACCGACAGCGAGGCGCTGGAGGTCGAACAGCTGCTGGATGAGCTTCTGAAGCGCAAGAGGCTGCAAGCTGCACGCGACGACCTGATCGAGTTCTGCAAGATCATGGAGCCGTCGTACAAGGTCGGCAGGCACCACAGAATCCTCGCCAAGCACCTCATGGCGCTGGAGCGGGGGGACGAGGACCGGGTGTGCGTCAACATCCCGCCCCGGCACGGCAAGAGCCAGCTCGTCTCTATATACTACCCTGCGTGGTTCCTCGGGCGGAACCCGGGCAAGAAGGTCATGATGGTCTCCCACACCACGGACCTCGCGGTGGACTTCGGGCGCAAGGTGCGGAACCTCATCGACACCGACGCGTACAAGGAGATTTTCCCTGCCGTGGGCCTCGCTGCGGACAGCAAGTCGGCGGGGCGGTGGAACACGAACTTCGGGGGCGAGTATTTTGCCTGTGGTATAGGTAGCTCTATCGCTGGTCGAGGTGCAGACTTGCTGCTGGTGGACGACCCCCACTCGGAACAGGACGTGCTGAACGGCAACTTCTCGGTATTCGAGAAAGCCTACCAGTGGTTCACCTTCGGCGCGAGAACACGTCTGATGCCGGGCGGACGGGTGGCTGTGGTGCAGACACGCTGGCACATGGACGACCTCACTGGGCGGCTGGTGCGCGACATGGCGCAGAATGACGACGCCGATCAGTACGAGGTAGTGGAGTTTCCTGCCCTGCTGGACGTCGAGCAGACCGACCCGGAGACCGGGGAAGCGCGGACCGTGCAGAAGGCCCTGTGGCCTGAGTTCTTCGATGTCCCGGCGCTGCTGCGCACCAAGGCCAGCATGCCTGTCTTCCAGTGGAACGCGCAGTATCAGCAGCAGCCCACGGCTGAAGAGGCTGCGATAGTAAAGAGAGAGTGGTGGAGGCTGTGGCCCGACGACGACCCGCCGCCCGCAGAGTTCGTCATTATGTCTCTCGACGCCGCTGCCGAGACTAACAACCGTGCGGACTTCACAGCGCTGACGACATGGGGAGTGTTCCTCAATGAGAAGGAGGGTGGGCACCACATCATCCTGCTCAACTCGATAAAGAGGCGCTTGGAGTTCCCCGAGCTCAAGCAGCTATGCCTAGACGAGTATAAGTATTGGAACCCGGACGCGTTCATCGTCGAGAAGAAGAGCGCGGGGACGGCAGTGTTCCAAGAACTGCGGCGGATGGGTATCGCCGTGCAGGAGTACACCCCCCACCGGGGGACCGGGGACAAGATGGCCCGCCTCAACTCCGTGTCGGACATATTGGCGTCAGGATTTGTCTGGGTGCCCGCGACACGCTGGGCCGAGGAGGTCGTGGAGGAGGTGGCAGGGTTCCCGTTCGCAAGCCACGATGACCTCGTGGACTCCACGGTGATGGCGCTGCTGAGATTCCGTCAGGGCGGGTTCATCCGCTTGCCGACAGACGAGTGGGACGAGGACAACTACAGAGCGCCGAGACGAGAGCCATACTACTGAACCAAGATTGCTAGACGCGGCACTTGACTGTATAGTGTCTGAAATCCGGAAGGAGAGACGTCATGGGAATGGGTCCATCTAGCTCTAACGCAGGTCTCAAGGGCGGCGCGTCAGCCAGAACAGCGCCGCAATTAGTCAGCGATGCTCAGGCTACCGCGTACCCACCTACGATCTCTGCGGTCGATTTTGTGGCGAGACCGCCATTACGGCCACTTGGGCAACCATCGCCGGGCGCAGGCCAAGTTTCCGTTGGGCAACCTTTGGAGCAGATGCCGCCGCAGTCCTTTGGCGGGATGCCGCCACAGGCTTTTGGCCAGATGTCACAGATGCAGCCGTTTCAGCCGCCACCGGCTCAACTTGAGCGCTTGCAGTCGCTACAACAGCAGTTCACCAACACTGACGCTTTCCGCAACTTTGACCGCATGACGCCTGAACAAAGGCAAGCTGCCTCCATGGGTGGAGACCCGTTCGCCAACATACCTGAGTTTCAGGCGATGAATGCAGCGCAGCAGGAAATCGCCCAGCAGCAGCAACAGTACAACCAGCAACAGCAGATGATGCAGCAGCAGGCTCAACAGCAGATGATGCAGGAACTGATGATGCTTCGTCAGCAGCAGGCAGAACGCCAGCGCCAGTCTATTCAGCCAGCGGCTATGCAGCCAGCAGCATCTCCAGCAGCACAGCCCATAACCCCAACCCAGCAAAGGTTGAGCGCTCAACGTCTTAGTTCCGCAAGGCAGCGTCGCGGCATTGCTGGTCTATTGCCACCGCGCCCGGCACGCTGACATAAATCAAGGAAGCTGTAGATGGCCGTCGTAAAGCCCATGGAGCCGTTCGATCTCGAGGTCGAAGGCAACCCCGACGCTGCCGCCCTTGAGGTTGATGTCGTCAACCCGGAGGCAGTCTCCATCACCACCGAAGATGAC